CGAAACGGAAAACGTGAGCTCGGTGCAAATCCATGCCATGACAAATCCAATCTTAAGTGGTATTGCTCAAGAGAATATGGACACACAGGCCCGCATGTAGCATGCAATTCACGAGGCCCGCTTGAAGTATGGATGGACGAATAACAAGCCGAAACCCCTGCGTTGTAATGCAACGTTAGGGTCTGCGAGAGCTAGCCTACTCGCACTGAAGTGGCAGGCTTAATCTATCAGCAACATGAAAGGAGTGTGTGTAATGAGTAATACCAACGGCAAGTTCCAAGGTCAGTACATTCAGGACACAAAACTTGCACTAATAGCCAGCGGAGTCAGTGGTGTCCACTGCATGCTCATCGGGCCTCCTGGGTTCGGTAAGACCACTATCGCTGAGATCATGGCAGAAGCCATGTTTGAACCACAGCGCAAAGTGTTCCTCGAGTTCGAGCCCACAACTCCGCCCGAGATCGTAGAAGGTCACTACGACATCGCCGCGCTGCTCGGTAATCCGCCTGTGTCGCGCCGTATCGTTGACGGTACTGTGAACGATCCCAACGCGAAGGTTGTGATTTGCGACGAGCTTTTCCGCAGCATGGATCCGGCTTTCGATCCTATCCTGCACGCCATGAACAGGTTCAAGAAAATGGGCGACCTGTCTCCTGTGGTATGGGCAACAAGCAACTTTACGGCCACCACGGAGCGTACGGAAGCCCTCAGAGACCGCTTCGGGCTGTGGGTGTGGATGCAAGATATCATGCTGGACTGGCGCTCTGTAGCGATGAACCAGATGAATGGATTCGGGCAACTGCTGGATATCGGTGACGGGCTTCCTGATTGGAACGACATTCAGGATATCCGCGCCGCGCGTCCAGGAGCGAAAGCTATCAGAGCCGTTGTCGATGTCATCGAAAGCCTCGCTCAGGAAGCGATCAAGGGGTTTGTTGATGATAAAGGGCATCTGGTTGCAAAGTTCGACATGAACCCACGGCGCACAGACCAATGGATGAACGTACTGTTCAGGATGGGCTACTGGATATCTGGCAATGCTGATTTCAGCGAAGTACCGGCTGATGCACGCAGGTGTCTGCAGTGGGCTTATCCGCTAACTGACATCAAGATGGCTCGTATGTGGGCTCAGGTATGCAACGCTGTCAGCGATCCAGTCCAGACAGCTATCGAGGGCCTCAAGTACAAAGCATACCAGGCGTACAAGGATGTGCTCAGCGAAGACATAAGCAAGCAAGCTGCAGCCACAAAACTTGGTAAGCTGCTGTCAGAGAACATGCGTGAGCTGCGGGTGCTCCAGGACGAGATGAGACTCGGCGAGGACGACCGCATCACCCGTGCAATCGGCGAGATTCAGGAAGCCTTTGCGAAAGCAGTCAAGGGCGAAGACCCAATGAGCTAGGAGGATGCCATGACCGATTTCGAGAAGGATGAGATCACTGGTCTGTGGCGAGTTCCATGTTCGCCTAAGACTCCTGTCATCCTGACAAGCATGCACGAGCGAGCGCTTGGAAAGCTGATCAGAGCAACGACCGTCAGCAAGCCTGAATCAGACGCTATGATTGACCTGGTCGGGGACGCGTTCTTCTCGCTGTATCGCCATACGGTCGAAACAGCAGAGACCGTCAGCCCTGATCGTCAGGTCAATAAGACGCTGATCGACTGGACAATGAGTTTGCCGGACTTCCAGCAAAGCAAGACTGAGACTGTGGGCAATATGCCAGCCGCGCTAGCCGCGGCTGGCGTTCTGTGGGAAACGCTCTCAACAGAGGACGCACTTCAGGACGCACTGAAGAAGCAAGACGAAGCTGACGACCTTGAAAAACAGGCTGTCGAACACTACAAGAACGCAGCAGAAGCGGCGGAACAGGGCGACGATGAAGCCGCAGACGAGGAGTTCGAGAAAGCAGAGCAAGCACGGCAGCAAGCACAGCAAGCAGCACAGCAAGCTGTTGAACAGCTCGAAAAGATGCAGAAGAACCCTCTTGCTCAAGGTATGGTCAAAGCTGCAGCACGGAAAGCTGGCGAGAAAGGCGAAGAGGTCGCCGCTGTTATGAAAGGTTGGGGTATTGAGCCAGGCGAGATCAGTTTCGAGGAAAGCGATGAAGTGCTCAAACTTGTCGATATGGCAGGTGGGCGCATGAAGGATATCGCTGAGTATATCGGGCGAATGAAAGGTGTCGCCGCGAGAAGCATCGAGTCAATCAGAGCCAGCTACACGGGTGCTGTGAGTGAGCCGATGCTGACCAAAGATATACACCGCCTGTTCCCGCTGTCCAGAGCATATATCACGTCTGGAGCACCACCTTACCTGAGAGCCAAGTCCATCGCATCCCTGATGAGCGGTGGACTCTTGGGCTGGAAACCTAAGTTCGAAGGTAAGAAGAGCGGTAGCTTTGCCTGTATGGTGGACAGATCAGGGAGTATGAGCGACGGCGATCTGACCATAGCGAAAGCTGTGGCGGTCGGTATCGCAAAAGCCCTTCTGGACGACGACCAGGTGATCGACCGCAAATATCGGCTGACATTCTTTCAATCTGAGGTCGATAAAGAGCTGACGGTGTCCAGCGAGAACGACTGGCGAGAACACGTCAAGTGGGCAGGTGTGGCGTCTGCTGGTGGTACAAATTTCGACGACGCGCTGGAGTACGCGTGCCAGCAAATCAACGAGTTCAGAGAGGCTGGAATTCAGGGCGCTGATATCCTGTTCATCACGGATGATGAGTGTCGAGTCAGTGATGATACTCTCGAGCTCGTGCGAAACACCAAGGAAGCCACAGGTGCAAGGTTGATGGTTGTCAAGATCAAGGGCGGTTACTACGGGAGTGGTTGGGGTGGCAGTCTGGACGATGACGCGGATATGATCATCGAGGTTGACCGCAATTCGTTCACTGAAGATGCCGCAGCCGATATCGTGGAACAGCTCGTGACCAACATCATCAAGGCTGAGTACGACTAGCCAGTAATATCGGGTAATACAACAGGACGGTGTACACCGTCCTGTTGTCATTTAACAACATGAAAGGAGCGTGTGTAATGAGTGTAAGAAGCGTTACGGTCAACAGTCTTTGCCTGATCGTCGCAATAGCTGTGTTTGGTGTCCAGTGGCCTGTGTATAACGGGAGTGAATTTGCTGGCATCCTCCTGACTATCGCCGTGTATATGGTCGGTATGTTCGTGATCCAGTGGGTCGCGATTGCCCTGCCAGCCATACTTATGATGATATTCAGCTTGCTTGTCGTTTTTATGATAAACGACAAAGAATTGCCGGATAACACGGATTCGTGCATAACAGTCGCAGTATATCTGTTCGCCATTGTGGCTGGAATTGCACTGGACATATGGGCGCTGACAGGTGGGTTGAACAGGTTCTTCTCACCGTTTCCTGTATTCACGTTCTGGCAAGCTGCGGCATTTGCCATAGTGAGTACAGGGATATTGTCGTCTATGAAATTGGGCAAAAAGAAAAGTTGACTATCACGAAAGGAGCAAGATTATGCGTAAAAACTCGGATTATGCACGGATGTTTATCATCCTGTTGGTTTCGGCTATAGTCGCAGCTATGATGGTTGCGGCTTTCTTTTGGGTCGCGGACGCGCTCGCGCAGTCATGGGAAGACCCAAAGGTGGCTGAGGCTTGCGGTTCTATCACCGTGATTTGGGACAATCCACCTGCAGCCATTAGTGAGCTCGGTGAGCTTGCTGGAACATTGTGGGTGGACGAAATCCCATATAACCTGAGCATCATCAGCGATAACCCGCCTACTTTCAGCACAGGCGTACCGATGGATGCCAAGTTCTTCGAAGGTATGGTATACGGCGATAAATACGCTGGTGTGATCGTCAAACAGCCAATACGCTGTGAACGGGCATGGCTGCCATTACAACTGAATAGATGACAGATGGAGGCTGCTGGAATTTATCCAGCAGCCTGATCTGGTATTTATCCAGAAATTCAACACGAAAGGAGCATAACATGAAGATCACAGAAGCCGTAAGCAAGGTCGAAGAGTATCTCGACCAAAGGTTAGACAACATGGGACAGTACCACGATCTTGAGCTGACCGAGGCAATCAGGATGCTGCGCGATATCGCTGATATCGCCAATGATGTGTTCGACGAAGACCTGAAAGCCGAACTTGAGGCTGAACCAGGAGTGTTGCTTGATCACAGGGCTGAGGAATATATCAGCGACAATGGGCGTCACTGCCCGTTCTGCAAGAGCAGTAACCTCACAGCCGATACCATCGATCCAGAGTCGATGACAGCCCAAGTGAAGTGCCTGGATTGCAAAGAGCAATGGACAGATGGTTACGTTCTTGCCGAAATTGTGCATAGGTCAGCAAAGTACAGCCTCCAGATCGCTATCGACAGCGATAATTACGAGCGTTTCAATGACGACGAGGTGAGCGATGAAGAATAGCAAGAGATCGCCAACGGCAAGAGACATTGAAGCCCTGCTGCCACAAGATGTCCAATTGCGCTATGTCGATTACCGCGATGACCTGTCTGGCCATTTAGATTACGTAGAAGAAGCCATCAGAACACAGAACTTTGATAAACTCGACCAGCTCATTTACGAAACATATGATGACCAGGCGTGGCACGCTGAGCAAGATATACTCAATGAGCTAGCGCGTGACGTGTCGAATGTATATGGGCTCTACCAAGGCGAGGCAGCCGAACTAATAGAGGAACACGAGGAATGGCTCAGAGATAGTATCAGATGGCGCGACAAAAGCCACGATATCCTCTATCAACTGGTTGAGAATACTGGCTATATCGTGTTCTCGTACGATGTTGATTTAGAGTGGGAATACGGTTCGAATCACAACCGTATCGAGCTTATCAACAAAGATGTGGCTGCAGCAAGGGATGCTCTTAGTATCGGCAACGAGTGGGATCATTTGCTCACATCAATGTTAGCACAACTGGACTGGGTCTGTAACCTGAAAATCTTCTTTGCCGCACGGGGACAGGAGGTGTACGACCTGATGCAAATTGGCGATGACAAGGAGTTCGTCAGGTTCACAGACCCGATGGTCGTGTTCGAGAACGATGGCGCTGGAGAAGAAAGACGGTTTGACGGCGCTAAGATCACACTGCCGCTAGAAACAGGTGCTTTTGACATTGATGCCATACACTATAAGTACACCAGAAACTATGACTTGAGCAAAGACTGGTGTGCTGGCGTGGGCGTCGAGTTCCTGACCGCTGATACTCTGTACGAGGAGAACTGGGATGCCGGTCTTTGTACATTGGGGGATATGAACACAAGGCGGCATCGACATGTAAACTCTATCCCTGGCTCAATGTTGTGCCTCGACTGCGGCACGTTTTGGGTTTATTAGACAAGAAAGGAGCAAGATTATGGAAACTAAGTACTTCGAACTGGATAAAAGCAACAAAGCAGCTCTTGCATGGCTGCTGAAAGCATTGGATAAGGACAGCTACCGGCCTTTACTGGAGTGCGTCCATGTGAAAGGCGATCAGATGACAGCCACGGACGGTTTCATTATGCACGCCTTGGATACGCAACCGTTTGACGAGCCGCTCGAGGATGGTCTGTACAACATCAGACTGGAGGGCAACGTCGCTGTCGTTGACCAATCAGAGCTGGATTACAACACGTACCCGGATTTCCGCGATGTTCTTATGACAGATGAGCCACGTACTGTCCTGACGATCAATCCGAAGCTCTTGTTCAACGCGATAAGCGGTATGCCAAATGAGGATACCAGCGTAATCATATCCTTATACGGCAATGAACAAGTCGTCACGACTCCAGTGGTTGTCCAAGGGTTAATTAAGGGCGGTAAGCTGGGATATGCTATCGTGATGCCCATGCACAACAACACTCTCGACAAGGAACGCTGGATGCCCACCTATGACCAGAGGGTAAAGCCCAAATCTATCCCAGTGGACGCAACCGATGAGACAGGCGATGACGTAGAGGAGGCTCAAGATGGGGACGCGTAGTATTACAACGTTCATCGATGAGCGGCAACGCGAGATCGCTGTCATGTACCGGCAGTACGACGGGTATCCTGAGGGACACGGCGCTGAACTGGCTGAGTTCCTGTCAGGCATGAACGTCGTCAACGGACTCGGAGCTGAACACAAGAAGGTAGCTAACGGCATGGACTGCCTCGCAGCCCAGGTAGTAGCACACTTCAAGGATGGGCCGGGAAATATCTACCTTATGCCAGCACAGACGCGCGATGTCAGCGAGGAGTACCTGTACATCGTCAAGGGCGAAGAAGGTATGAAAGAGCCAACGATTGACGTGTACGAGGCTTCGCACGATAACGGATGGGACAACCCGCCCACGTACTCCAAGCTGTTCGGTGGGCCAGCATCAGAAGTCCTTGTGAAGTGCAAGACGCAACGGCAGGACGAGGACGAGTAAGCCCAAAAGGGACGCGGAAAACTCCGCGTCCCTTTTTTTTGTGCCTGTTTGCGAAAATTAGCCGTATCTGAGCAAGAATGTTGTGTAAATAGAGTGAAACTTCACCGAATAAAACAGCAGCCTGCCATCCCGGCTCGCCTGGCTGCGAGATGGTGAAGTTTCGCTTAATTTATTAAGCACGGCAAGCACGCGCGGGCGAAACGCGTGCTTGCCTCAGCGTAATAGGGAGCATGGGCATTATATCACGGTTGATCTGAGTACTTCGGGCAGGTGCTTCTTGAGTACCTCAAGGGCGTCAACCAAGACAGCCTTAATGTCAGCGGGTGCGTTCGACGACTCTACGAGCGATATGACTCCATCCAGCGATGCGGCAAAAGCCGAGATAGCCCTTAGTTTTGCTTGCTGGCTGTACGACGCGGGAATACGTGGTGAAATTTCGCTTATTATTTTTTGGGCATCCGCGCTCCCTAAAGGCGTTTCACAGTCGGAATCCGCCAGACCTCGCGCCTCCTCGTCAGAAAAAAGTGCGATGCCACCTGGCGATTCGTGCAGAAAATGGGCTTGTAGTCCCTTTTCGGTCATGTTCGGCGCATGAGCCGCGTAGTCAAGCACCTCTTCCCACCTCTTGCCCATCGTCCTCGCAAATACAAAGTGAGAGAACGGCAGCATGTCGTATTTTCGCCTGATTTCTTTGGGAAAGAACCCTGCCGTCTCCCTGTAATACCTCACAGTCCTGCCTGTTTTGCCGCAAAAGCTGCCAATCGCCTCATCTATCCTGTCGTGGTTGACCGCGATGCCACGCATCGCGCAATCAATAATCACATCATTGGCTATGTCACCAATGTTGAACTGGCCTATACGGAACATGTCACGCCAGTACATCAACTGGTTCTGGTATTCCTCAGATACAATCTGCTTGTTTGTGAAATGCACCGTGGCAAAAACACGCGCAGCCACGGCGTCGTCAATCTGCAGCTCGTTCATGTCTTTTGTCCTTTACGTTGATTGTGAACGCCGCGTCTCCGTTCCTGTAAACGCGGGTGTACTCGTTGCGGTCTCCTGTTGAGTACACAACTTTGTACCCAAGACCTATAAGGGCATCCTGTGAGCAGTTGTGTCCGTACCTTTTCAAATATGCCAGTCAAAGTTATTCTCCTGTTCTAAAACCCTGTAAACGCCCGAGGTAACGCGTGTTACCTGCCATGCCTGTAATTTTTTACCCACTATCGCTGTTCCTGTATCGCTTCGTCAAAAATCCGTGGAAATTTCACATATTTCAAAATGTGCGTGGCTATGTATTCTGTGTACGCTGGCGGAACTGCCTCTGCTAACTCCTCCTTTCTGGTCATCCAATAAATGCCCATTGCATCACTCCACGACTCCAGTGAATAGTTGCCAGCTTTGTTGTCACCGCCATGCCCGGCCACGGTGACAAAATCACCGTTAGGAACAGTACCATCGTGGTTGCACGGCGGAGTGAGTACCAGCGTGTACGGGTAGATTTCAAAGTGCCTGTGGCGTATCAGCTTGAGACCAAACATCGTGCCGCACAGCATGGTCGTCTTTTCTATCGGCGCACCAGGCACGTTCTCTATCACATAGGGCTTTTCTAAGACCTTAAGGATTTCCCGCACTAAATCAACATACTGCGGATGTTTGTGCGCAGAGCCACGCAGGATAGCACCAATAGAGTACGCCTGACACGGAGGCGATGCGTGAATAAAATCATATTTGTATCCATAATCCACCAGATACTCCACGGCATCCCCCTGAATGAACCTGAAGGGGTAATTTGGTTGCGGTTTGAGGTCTATCCCCGTGATGTCATCAAAACCAGCCCGAGAGTATCCGACTGCTGAACCGCCTGCACCACAGAATAAATCGAGAAGTTTCATCGATTTTTGTCGTCCTCGGCATCAGACATTTCTTTAGCCGTTCTCCTGCACCTGTCAGCCATGTCGTACATCTGTACAGCCTCGTACAGATCAGCAGCCTGCAGGTAGTAAAAGTAAGCATCGAACTCTTTCCCCTGCCTCTCGAGCTGCTGAGCCATCCTGAGGATGTCAACATTGGTTACAATGTTCATGTCGATCCCTTTCTAAATAACGGAAGCGGCTGTTCTGGCTCAGGTAGCCTGATCCCGATGCCACGAACCCAGTGTTCTAAATCTATCCTGTCCGCGTCAGCGCGTTTGAGGTAGTCAGCGCGCAGGTCTAAGCCTACGCCAATCCTGCCGAGCGCTGCAGCCACGCGCGCTGTCGTACCAGAACCACAGAACGGGTCAAGGACAACAGCGTTTGAGAATGTGTACAGCTCAATCAGCCTGCGCGGTATCTCGTCAGGGAACGGAGCAGGATGCCAGTGAGACGACACCGGCAGGATGTCCCATACGGACTTTGTTGAGTCAAGAAACGTCTGCCTGTCTATCGTGATCTCGCCCGTGACAGGCATCTTTGACGACTCTTTATGAGCTACGATGATAACCTCGTGGATATCCCTGAGCGAAGGGTCTGACGGTGACTTCCAGCTCCCCCATGCTGTGCCACGCCCTTGCGGTGACATGCCGAGCTTGTGCCATACAATATGTCCACGCAGTTCAAAGCCTTGACCTTGAATAATACCCACAAAATCAGAATCAATTGTCTTGTAGCCACCATTGCCGGGTCTGTCATACCCTTGCGGAACATTCACCGCGATCCGGCCACCAGGACATAGAACACGGTAGCACTCATTCATAGCCAGCCACATGCAATCCAGATACAACTGATAACTGTGCCAAAAGCTGTACTCCAACTTCGCGTTGTAGTTAATATGGCGGACTTGTAATGATCATGTGAACACTACAGTCCGCCAGTGGTATTAACTGTGCATCTGCAACAGCATAAGCCTTCATTTGGCATCACCTCCTTTATATGATATAATTTTTATGCATACTACTAAAGTGAGGATAAAGATGGATAAGTATATATTGTCATATTTAGCAGGAGCAATCGATAGTGATGGGCATATATCTCTAAAGAAATCAAGCCAAAGAAAACGAATTAGAGGGGACATGGTAAGCGATTCGTATTTTGGCTTAATTGGCTTGAAACAAGTAACTGATGACATTCCATCGTTGCTAAAAGGAGTATTTGGAGGAGCGCATTTCTTAACAAAACAACAAACAAATAACTCTAAACAGCTATGGTCTTGGCAAGTCACATGCGAACAATCATACCGAGCTTGTGAAGCACTTTTGCCATACTTACGCGTGAAAAAAAAGCAGGCATTAATTTTATTAGAACTAAGCTCTACAAGAGACAAAAAATATCGGTCAGCATTATATTGGTACGAATTAAAATACCCATCATGGCCTGAAACCGAAGAGTTAATAACCACAAACGAAGCTAACGCCATCATAGGATATACTCACCACAGTGGCATTTATCAAGCAATACATAAAGGATTAGTACCATGTTTGCCAACCGATCACAATTCCCATACTCAGAAAGCAAGAATACCTCGTAGTTTTTGTGAGATATACAAAAACCTAAAACCAAACCAGTTGCCATATGACCTAATAAAATGGCGTGAACGACTGTGGCTAGAGTGCAAAGAGTTGAACAAGATTGGCATAAATGGAACTCCAATTTATCACAAGACAGGGCCTTATACACGCGCTTGACGGCGGGGACGTGCATACAAAATGCACGCTCTCATCAGCCAGAGGTATCAGTTTGGCGTCAGCCTGAGCGAAACACTTGGTCGTCACCCTGCAGCTCCCTTAGAAATTGATCCCACTTGGATGTCAGTGGGCGTATCCAAAACTCGACACGCCCACCCTCGCACGGACGCCCGATAGAATTGATTGACATGGCAATACGGCTGTCGTCTATCTCCATGGCAGCAAACACACCGTCCTGGTAGGCTTTGCACGATGCCACCATGTTGTCCTCATCACGGCGTCTCTTGTCGTCAGGCGGAAAGAAATGCCTGAACACAAAATACCTGTCATCATCAACAGACCAGCCATCACTCTTGATAACAGCCAACGTGGCAAGGTACGCATCGTCCTTGGCTTGCTTGCTGGCGCGGTACTTTACCATGTGGTGAACACGGGCGTTGGGCGACAGGTCTCTATCCGGCCACGGCAAGACCACCCTAAGTAAGTCCTTTCTTGAGTTTGTCATCAATACCTTCCAGAAAGTCTACAGCCGAGCTCGACAGGTTATCAAGAGAGCTATCAACACCATCATTTCCAGCAACAAGCTCAACAACCTCGCTGAGTAACTTGTCAAACTCAACGTGCATGTTGATAAGTTTATCCTCTGGAGCGTTGTACTTCTCGTTGGCTGTATCCAAAAAATAAGTATATACAGCACCAATAACAAGCTGATCCTCAAAACTTGATAGCTCTAAGAGAGCACCAGTCCTGTAGCTATTGACATGTCTCTCGCAGTCAGCAAATAGACCAAAAAATATATCGCGCTTGTCTTTGACATACTGAGCATCCAGAACACCGTGTTCCAGACCGATTTCTAGCCCGGTAGCTATAATCGCGCCCATTTCAGTGGCCGCTTCCGATATGTTTGCTATCGATGCCATGTGTTCACACAACATTTTACGTATCTTTGCGCCGTCATCAATAAACACAGACAGAGCAGCGTACAGCCTGCCTGTTACATACAAACGCTCAAATGACATATCGAAAGTGAGATTCTTGTAACCGTCAAGAATCTCAGACATGCGCTCAAGGGAAACGCCGTTTGCAAAAGCAATCAGCGCATCAAATGTCAAGTCGATAATCGACGGGACAACTATATTATGATTTATCCTGTAATCAGCGCGCTCGGCACACTTTATGAAATAGCTTTCAGGGTCATCGATCTCTTTGCTGATAAAGGCGTTACACAGCCTGACCAATTCCTTACCTTTCTCATCTGTATAACCTTCTGTCATATCCATTGTTCGATCCCTTCTCATAAAATATCATCGTCGCCGTCAAGAAACTTAATCACGCGACGTTTCACCGAATATTCATCGGGTGCTTTTACCTCAGGGTTATAGTCATATACGAGCGCGTCACTGGTGTTCGTCGCAACCCCGCCAAGGAAAGCCACGGACTGCTCCAGCATGCTGTCTGTCTCGTTCATCTGGTTGTCAAATGCAGCCGCTTTCACTGCCTCAGTAAAAACAAGCATCGCCTCCAACGGAAACTCAGGACGCTTTCGCCACTCACCGTTCTCGTCCTGGTAAAAACCTACCCACTGGTATAAAGCCCACCACTGGTTATCGTCCAAACCCTTCGTTGACATCTGAACCTCAGGCGAATCAAACAGCCACGCAAGCACCATGCGCCTGTGTTCATCGTCCCCGACCTGCTTGTTTATCGCACCGATGACCGCGCCTTTCACCCCGCGCGTCACTGTAAATTCCTCAGGCTTGCCTATCCCAATGCTGGAATGAATAAACAGCTTCACTTCAGATGGAGACTTAGCTACCGTCATCCTCCGACTCCTCTCTCGTGAGCTTGTAGCCAGTTGGTATGTAGCTGCTCCTGTACCGCCCTGTGCGCGCCATCAACCCTCTGTCTATCAGGATGCCTAAATGGTAGTACACAACAGACGTTGACGAAAAATTACACGCGTCAGCCACCTCTCTCAACGTAGGCGGTATGCCGTTTTCCTCGTAATACTCCCGATAAAAAGCAAGCAGCCTGTCACGGCTCTCGTCCGCATCTTTTGTGGGTTGTTTCGCTAACCTTGCCATGCCTAACTCCTTTTGAACCTGTTTGCATGGTTCTCTTTGTGACACCATGCACCGCGTATCTCAGACCTATCGATGGTTGGCATACCGAGACAGAACTTCCCATACTGGTTGCACAGATAAAGTGACGAACAATCGCTGCTTATCCATTGCTTGAGCGGGACATATCTCTTTTTGCCTCGGCTGTCCTCTACCGCCACTGTCTGAACCACGCTAATCCTTTCTTAATCTGATTGTCAAAATTTGACAAAACGCACGCAACAATTGGGTTTCATATCTTATTCGGCTCGCAGACACGTTTCGGGTTTCGCGGGGATTGCGGCTCGCACACGCAATATGGGTTTCAACAAAAGTCTGGCTACTCCATCAGCCTAGCCTGCATGGCGGTCTCAAAGCCCGTCATCGGCGGTTGCGCATCGTCCAACCTGGCTCGCGCGATCTCACAAGCAGACTGTTCAATGTCAAAGGTGATGAAATTCCTCTCAAGAATTGAGCACGCTGCTGCTGTCTGACCGCCTCCGCAAAACGGGTCAAAGACAATATCGCCATGTTCAGTAAACATGTCAACCTTTTCAATAGCGAAGCCAATGCCTTGACCATATCGTGAATAGCGTTTGTCAATTCGGTCACTATCTGCGATGTTTGATTGCCATTTGTCATTTCTCGGCGCTCCTTTCGTGAATACGTACACGGGTTTGTAGCCCACCATGACTTTCTTAGACCACCAGCGCGGGTAGCCAGCCTTGTTGACCAGCGCAATCGTAACGCGGTGCTCCCATCCATCAATGCACAGGTGGTCGTAGTAGCTTTTCTCTTCCCAACCGCCGTAGATAAACGCCCACGAACCGGGTTTCAGCACACGCACGGCGGTTTCCGCAAGCCAGCGGTAATAATGGCGGTGCTTTTCATGGTACAGAGGGTCAGTAAATATCATATCCACTGACTCGTCAGGGATATTCAGCGAAAGATCGCGGCAATCCCCGCAAACCACCTTGTTGATATACTCGTGCGTTAATTGCACTTCTGTTCCAATTCCTTGACGCGCGCCCATCCCGATTTTTTGTTGTGGTTGCGCTTGTAGACTTTTAGAACCTCTATGTCAATGCAGTTCATGGTCTCGCCCGCGCACCTGACGCCGCCAGAATGGCCGTGTCTTGGCGGGTCTCCATAATGCCACGTGCGCGGAATACCCAAGTGAGTACCAAAGTAATCATCCTTGTGGAGCTCGACATCGAACGGCATACCGCACGACTGACATTCAATGCGCATCAACACAACCATGTTAGCATAAATATCAGGGCAGTTATCAGGGTGAAACTTACCGTAGCGCGGCACGCCGTTCTGGTCGTACCACGATGGCTTCTCGTCAATACGAGAGGTGATATCTTTGTAGTCGGCTTTCATGTTCAGTCATCCCTTCCGTCATCGATCAACTGCGCCCATTTCATAGCATAGTAGCCGCAAAAATACGCAACAGGCGGCAGTATAAAGAACCAGCAGTCCTCAACGCGTCCATGCGTGTAAGCCTGAAGTGTAAACAGGCCAGCCAGCCATATCATTGCGAGGAACACGCCAACGAGAATACGCGATATGTACTTTGTTTCCACTAGCGCGTCCTCGCTGAGTGCGTATACCCGCATGACAGGCATGTAAACGACTCCCAATCCCCCTCCTCTCTGCGCGAAAAATCTCTAACTTTCTTACATTCAGGACAGTAATCCGTCCTAGCCGCCTTTTTCGTGTTCTCGATCTCGTAGTAGCGTGTAGCTGCTATTGCATAAAACTCACGCTGAGCCTGAACAGACTCTTTGCTGTATCTTGGCATACAGTACGCTCCTTTCTGTCACCAATCTTATGCTCAGAACTAGAACGCATAAGCTAACATACCTACCCCATTCTACCACGAACTCGACAAGATTCTTCTCCAGTTTCTCAACTTTCTCCGGATCGCTGCTGAACTACGGAAGTTTCGCTTAATTTATTTCTCGTGGCAGCTTACACACGCTGCGCGTTCGGTTCTGGTTCAAAGCAATAGAACCACGGATACAGGTCGTGTTTGACCAGGTGCATATATATGTTGCTGCTTTCCAGCTCTCTGCCCTTTTTGAACTGCAGTGTGCGCATGTTTCCAAGCTCAACATAGTTTGTTGTATTGTCTGCCTTGTGTTCCATAAGCATGCACACAATATCAGCGTCGTGTTTTACCTGCTCAGAGCCACGCACATCACCCTCTTTGGTGACGGAATTTATCGTGACACCGGACAGGCAGAACTCCTTGCACATCAGCTTGATACGGCTGGACAGCATTTCAGTCCTATCCACTATGCTCATCGTACCCATACCGTCTGACATAAGGTAGAGATAGTCTAATACAAACCACTCGATACCGTATGTCATCTTGAGGCGTGCAAGATCAGACCTGATTCCCGCTGTTGTCCAGTACGACTCGTCCGACAGGAATATGGGTAGCTGTTCCGCTGACTCAATAGCGGAGGTAAATTTGTGCCAGTCACCGTCCTCGAGATAGCCTGTCTTTAGCTTGCGTGTCTCGACCTCAGCTAATGCAGAGATCATTCTCCGAGTTACAACAAGCCCATCCATTTCAAGCGAGTAGATAACGCCTGGATGACCAGCGGATGCCATCCCTACACCCATCTGGACAGCCAGTATCGATTTACCAAGACCAGATCGACCAGCAATATAAACAGATTCCGACTTCTGGAGTCCGCCAGTGATACGGTCAAAGTCAGCAAGCCCTGTCTGCATACCATAGACATCTTTCGGGTTGTTCACACGGTTTTCAACGTCATCATACAGCGCGGATATATACTCCGAGATATGCCGAGCGCCACCGACAGGACGCGTTACGGACGATAGCATCTGAGCGCTCTGGATGGACACATCCGATACATCCTGCTCTTCATCGTACGCCGCCTTAGCCATGCGGTTCGCAATCTCCAGCATGCGACGCCGCGCGGCGCGGTCTTTGATGATATTGGCGTAGTTTTCAACGTTGAATGATGAGGTGTGAGAATTTGAAACTAGAGACGACAGGTAAGCAGGGCCTCCTAATTCAGCGAGCTTTCCCTTCTTTTCGAGGTCTTCACTCAGGGTAACAAAGTCTGGGTTGATACCGCTTTCCTGTAAAGACCTGACCGACGCCCATATCCAGCTATGACGCTGGATGTAAAAATCAGACGGTGACAGGTCAAGCAGATGCGCGCACGACGGATCGATAATGACTGATCCCAACAGTGCCTCTTCGGCGTTCTGTGAGTAGGGTATTTTAGTCATCGCCCACGCGCCGCGAGGTATTCAGATGCGCTAACCATGCCATCAAGAGGGAACGCCTCTTGTTTATTTTTATGATTTGGCTTTTCCAATTTGAGCTCTCCTCTCTCAAACGAACCTGCTATACCAGTCAGGCTCTTCGGTGAGACAATAGCTATGTTTCTGTCTATCATATAACTGTACGCCATTTGAATAGAATCCACTGTAATTCCTTTCAAATACTGTTCATCAAAACTCTTGATATGTAACTTCTTTTCTTGATCACTAATAGGTAAGTTGTTACTCCTGTTGTAATATGCTCTCGCAATGTCTTGCAAATGAACAGGTATGCCTTGAATAAAATTTTCAATCTTGTTGTCTTTGCCGTTAGAATTTTCTTGAAATGACTTAGTTGACCTATGCGCCCCTTCTCTTATTGAGTCTGCTGTATGCCGTGTTGTTTTTCCAAAACTATTTCCAAACTTTTCCGATAATTCCTCCTGTTGTTTTTCTATCGCTCTATCAAAGTATTCCTCTGGTGGAAGTCCATCGATATAGTTTTTATCTTTTTCAGAAAAAATATTTTCATGGTTGTTTAAATTGACGGTTAATGACGATTCGGGTGACATAGCTATGTCACCCTTTAATGTCGCGGATGTCACCCTTTCCGGTTTTTTTGTGTCGTGATTGACACCCTTTATTTTTTTAAAGGGTGTCAATTTGTCACCCTTTAATGGAATATGCCACTGGTTTGTTTTATTTCTCCCGCCCGATTGATCGCTATCAGAAACGAGATAGCCATCTTGTTCTAACTGTCTTGTGATACGCTGAATCGTTCTTTCGCTAAGGCAGCATTTCTTTGCTATTGTTGATACGCTAGGATAAATGTTAGTCCCGTCATGGCTGGCATGATCAGCATACGCAAGCAACACAAGTTTATGTGTGCTGTCTATTTCTAAATCCCATACCATTCCCATTATCTTAACGCTCATTGTAAACTCCTCGCTCTGCTGTTTTTACCATATTGTGAAGTTCTGCAAAATCATAACCACAACTGACTGGATTGTTATAGACTTCGCTTCCGGTAAATCTAATTACATGCCACCCTAGTAAGGATAATGTTCTATCCTTTTTAGCATCATGCGTTCTTTGCTGTTTTGTTTTATGATAATCATGCCCATCTAATTCAATAGCAATTTTCAATGATGGCATCGCGATATCGATACGGTATTTTTCAACAGGATATTGAGTTTCGATCTCGCTATGAGCGAACATAGACCACGGGAATCCATGCTTGTGTGATGTCATAATAGAATCCCAGCAAAGCTGTTCTATCGGGCTCTCTATGCTTGATAATTTCTTTATGAGATTACGCGATTCCTCGTTGTTTGTTGTTAAATAAACAAAGATATCGCCATTTCTCATCAACCACACGAGTTTATTTGCGATATCTTTTAGATTGTCTTTAGAAAAGTCTCGGAACTCAAAGACAAAATGTACTTTTTCACCATCAGAGACAATATCCTTGATACTACGTAAAGTGTCTCGAAACATTCTGTCATCATAGGCACAAGTATGAGCGATTGCTGTATCGGTTTTTTTGTTTTTATATATTGTCATGTCATCACCCTGAAAAGCAAACAGGTTGCCTCTCACCTGCCTGTGGCCTGTGGCAATTCCGCGCGCAATGTACGGTACGACCTCAGGCATGTGAGAACCAACCTGTAAAAATTGCACTTTTAGGCTTGCCACGGCCTCCCGCAACGTCGCTATGCGTTGCATTTGATTGACTATTTACAGTCTACCAGATTTTTCCCCGCGTGTCCATGTTGAAACCGCCACATGTACCCCCTTTTCAGGTAAAACGGTGAAGTTTCGCTTAATATATAGCAGATCACAAAGCAGTATTTTCACTGCGCCAACCCCGTCCCCAAGCAGTCCCAAAGAGCTGCACTGCTAACGAACTTTCGCTTAATTTATTTTTCCGGCTAAAAGAGAACCCCCTCGTTTGAGGGGGTTTCCGCACTCAGGATATTGGAATTCATATCATTTACGGCTCGCACAATGGAGTCTGGGTGTCACATTTTAATCGGCTCGCTTAGGAACATTGGTTTTCGCCACGACATTGGCTCGCACGGGCTTTCTGGTTTTCACGCCAGGGGATGACTCGCACAGCGAAATAGGGTTACTCTCTCCTTATGGCTCGCATCCTTTGAATGGGTTTCACACGCCCTATGGCGCGCATATTTTCTATGGGTTTCATTCGGTGTGTGGCTACCTGTAAAAACCGTTCAGCCAATCCCATATCGCGAAGCCAGCTATCAGCACGCTCACTATTGCGATACCAATGACCGCGCCAACGTAACCAAGGGCCACGCCGACACCGCCAAGCAGATGATACTCCCTATCGCCAGCAGTAACGACCATAAAACCAGCCTCCTTGTGTCGTCCTTCACGGTATCCTCCCTTCTCTAAAGATTGATTTCGATTGACGCTCCCTTTATATCCTTGAGTACCAGCTTGCTCTCACTGGAGTCGTCCACACAATATTGGTAGCCAGCCTGCTGCAACAAGTCTACGCCTATGCCGATATTGATCCACGGCAGGATTTGTCTTGCAAATTCTAGGTTCACTTTACGCTCCCTTCAACCTAAATACTTCACGAACCAGCCAAAGTCTAACGATCTGTATTCGCACCAGTCGCGCGGATGCATCGCACCTTTCTCGCGGTTGCAGCGTACACATGCAGATACATAGTTGTGCTCGTTATCTTCACCTCCTAAACTTAGCGGCATGAAATGGTCTACAGTGAGCTGTACGTCACCCATCTGTTGCGCGCAGTACATGCACGTAAACCCGTCTCGCCTCCAGATAATCTGTTGAACTTTCCCTGAAATAATCCTCTGTGCTTTGCGCATCCATATTTTGCGCAACGTGTCAAGATAGTTGGGGTTGTCCGTAGCTTTGACGATAGCCGCCCATTCGCTCTCGGCAGGCATATGCACAAGCACATTGCCGTATCGCAAAGCATCGAAATCAGAACCAGGCAAGAGCAGTAACAGGTTCTCGCCGTTGCCTTGATAGAGGATACCAGCGATCTGTGAGAGATAGCCTATATCCTCCATGTCAACAGGCAGACTTCTGACAGGCTCAAGTCCGTATAATCTCTCGCTCACGGCAGCCTCAGCCAGTTAGGGTCATTGATTGTGCCAGTCACAATTGCCACAGTGACTATTATAACGATCACTATGAACACAGCCACGAGTATATTCTCCACCATATTTTTTGTTTTCCTGTCCATATTACGATCCTTTCTAGCCTATGTAAAGGACTTTATCCGTATGCGTGTCCGACCAATCGCGCGTGGTCTTGTTGAAATCATTGTCAGCCACGTGCACCATTGGTGTAAGCCCACCGAGCTCCAGCGGGTAGTCCATGTCACCGACTACCCACACACGGATGTCGCCCTCTTCCTCGAGTATCTTGTTCAGCTTTTTTATCAGCCACGACAGCTTGCATGCCCTATGTGTAACCATCATTTCCTATTCTCCATGTATGTGTATTTAGGCTGTGTACCCGATAGCTGTTTTGTCAGGTTCGACCGGATCGTACGCCCTGTATATTCCTCCGATGCTGGCGCATATAACGGTGCGTCATATTTATTGCCAACAATAGGATACTCCTCTATACCAGACTGGCAATCCCATCCAGTAAAGTCACACCAGCCTGATACGAGAATGTAGCGCTCACGTGTCAGCTCCAGCACCCACCACCACGAGAGCTCATCGTTCTCACCCGGCACTTCAGCCAGAATACTGACTACTTCGTCGTGGTTGAACGACTGGGAGGGGTTGTATTCTAGCGCGTACCACAGGTCATCGTTAGGATTTGGTCGTTGTCGTCCAGACCCAGCTCTATCCAGAACGTCACCCCGTCGATACGTGTAACCATTTGACATATCTTTTTTTTTAGGCATATCCCATACGATGTGTTTGCCATTGATAATAATGCACTCAGGGTTGAGAACCAGAACGCACTCGCAATCCCACCCGTACAGGTTTTGGCGTGTTACAGACAGTCGCGTTTCTCGCTCGCCTTTTAACGTTAGCCAGATCGCGTCTACGCCGTTGTCCACCAGCTCTTCAAAGTCGGGACTTGTCAGAACAACGCCGTTCACAGTGGTAAACATGTCTTTCATATCTTCTATGCTGTCAATCTTATAAACCCAGCCCTCGATATCAAACTTGAACCATGTATCCAGCTTGCTGACATGGAAACTCTCTTGGATGCACCATTCTTTCCAGCCGAAACTTGCGCCGACGGGTGAAGCCCACAGACCACCCGTTGGCTTATTGCGGTACTCTTGATTTTCGACAGGCATAAACTTCTTGATGTCAAACGGTTTGCTGCCGTGATGGATCAGTGACATGCGTGTATTTATCGTACTCATATCCTATCTGGTCTCCCTTTTCAAAATTAGCACGTATATTATAACAAAGAAATCAATGTCTGAGATAAGTAATCCGTGAATTCCCCATGAAATCAGGGAAACTTCACCGATTATCCCATAAAAACCACACCTCCCTTCCTATAAATATGTGGTAAAATGTGTATAACATCGGATAAAAACCACAAGTAAAGGAGGTATGTATATGACCGATGCTCAAAATGTCATCATCGCCATGGACGCCAGGCTTGACCTGAACGTTACGAGGCCGATGAAAAACGCGCTCAATTCGATAGCGCAGATGAGGCAGATCAGCATGTCTGATGTAGTACGTCAGGCACTCTTGGCTGGCCTGCCTTTCGCGTACCCGGAGTGGAGTGATATCCATGACCGGCAACTGGAAATTTATATTTCACAAAACGAGGTGAATGATGACCGACCAGCAACAGCAGCCTGAGCCTGAACCGATCAGCGAGTACACACAAGAGGATATTTTACAGGCTCAAGAAGAACTTAAGAACCTCAGCCCTGAGGAGTACCTTACTCTAAGCAAGTACATTCAGGCTCTCGAGGACGAATTGGGCAAAAGCACACAACCTCTTCCGGAGGCGCGTGTTGTGATGTTTACAACCGTGTATTCGCCAAAGACAGGGGCTATTTTCCACCCGACAATCAGGGGCAACAGCCTCCGTGAGGTGTGGGATGAAATGATTGCCGGTTTACGCTATTCAAAATCGCGCTATGGCATCGAGACGGTTGATGAGTACAGCCGCACATACGGCAAGTACGAACAGAAACCATCGCCGAACCAGCCAGCAATCACGCCTCCTCCTGTTGGTGGTGAACAAGCAACCGGCATACCCGTTGGTGGAGGGCAGAAGCAGACACAAAGCGCAACACAACAGAGCTCATCCGGTGGCGACAGCAGCGGCACAGACGTTCTTAACAAGATCGTCATCATGGACGATGGGAATGGTCGGCGTGTGAAGTACTACGTCGGGAAATTCAAGTACCCGTTCTCTGATGCGCGCGATCCTCAAACTGTCGCCAGCGTGTTTGATGCTGACACAGGCTTTACGGTTGCCCATTTCGATGTCCCTGTCGCGGCATACGAGCCGCGCCACTGGGGTAACGTTACCCTGTATGCTGACTGGGAGAAAGTGATCGTGAACGGCAGGACGTATTACAACGTGGTGCGCGTTCACAAGTAGATCACAAGCAGAAAGGAGTTTGTATGCCGAACGACAGGTTGACTGACACACAGGATTACTCTGACTGGCGCGACGAGGCCATGAAAGAGGAAATCGAGGTCGAGTCGGATGATGATATTGCCAAGGCGTTCGACGAGGGTAAATCGTCAAGCGTTGTGGCGCGTGCTACGGTTGTATCCATGCTGTTAGGCAAAGCCGTTGATATCATCCCGCCTATCAAGCTGCTTGTTCAATCAGGAGCACAGGCAAGTATCGCTCAAAAGATTAGCAGGCGCAAAGTAAAGGTGCAGACTAAGAGCGGCGAGGTTGAGATGCGCGAGTATCTTGGCGTCGGTAACGAGAATGAGGACAGCAAGGATAAGTCGTACATCAGATTCGATGACGTGAAGCATCTTGAAATGGCTGAACACTATCTGAGCGATGTTGTACCAGGCTACATCAGGCCGCGTTTGCTGGAGATACACAGTCACGGTGGTGATGTCAAGGCTAACGCTGACCTGTTGATCCGCAAGATCAAGGCGATGGTGAGCGAGCTGGAGTAGCACATATAAGCCATCTACAGCGTGGAAACTATACGATTAGTGCGAGCCAATCTGAGTATGTAAACCCAAGTTGTTGCGCGAGCCACTCAATACTTGAAAACCGTAGAACTAGTGCGAGCCAGGTACACCGTGAAACCCAACAATTCCGTGCGAGCCAGTAACCGAGTGTGAACCAAACTTATCATGCGTAAGAAAGGAGCAAACCATGAAAGACGATAAAGAGAACAATGTGCCTGCGCCAAAGCCGCGCAAGCACCCAGAGCTGTGGCAATCCTACCAGCTCTATGACGAAATGACGCGCCTTATCGTGCGTCATAAGAACCGCCTGTCTGCAGCTAAAGACAATCGCAGTAACCTTGATGCTCAGACAGAGATAATGTTCGCGACGTGGCTTACAGAGATCAAGAAGAACGCCAAGAAAACGATGATACCGTATGCGAAGAGAGTCGGGCCAATATGGGATTGGATTACATCGATCAAGGGACTGAAAGATGGAGCACTTGCCGCAGGTCTGCTGGCTCAAATCGATGACATATCATCGTTCGATAATGTGTCACAGCTATGGCGATTTTCTGGTCATGCTGTCATCGATGGTAGAGCCGAGAGAAATAAACCCGGTGAAAAATCCCACTTTTCTCGTCCGCTGAAAACCCTATGCTATCTTATAGGTGAGCAGTTTATCAAACAGCAGACACCTCTGTACTCTGATATCTATTATCAGGAGAAAGAACGACAGCGAGAGCTCCACCCGGAGAAAGAACGGCGCATGCTCGACACTGGCAAGCAAGCTGTAAGCCGTGACGGCAAGCCTCTTTGGGATTATACAGACATGCACATACACCTGATTGCAATGCGCAAGATGCGCAAGATTTTTCTCCAGCACCTCTGGCTGAAATGGCGCGAGCTGGAGAAACTGCCCACTAATGAACCGTATGTGAAAAGCGTGCTTGGTCACTCAGACATCATACCGCCGCCATGACAAAACTGTTTGATGGTTCTTTATCTGTCAGCGTGTCATCCAATACGCCAGAGGATCAGGTAAAGGTATGGGCAAAAGCTATCAGCGGTGTAGATATCGAGCAAATAGGAGGTTATGCTTTGAAAGGTGACTTCTTAGAGCCGCGCCGTGCTTTTTTCTCGCAAGAAGTAAACACTATTGCAAACTTTTCATCTGTGTCTGTGGCGTACTTTTCGGCTGTTCCAAGTACAGTACAGCATAAGTTTGCACGCCGTTTTGACGGGGAAATGGTAGCTCACATGCCTGTTGTCGTAGGCGTTACATTTCAAGGCAGTAACAATGCTGGCAGACATGCTTTCGTGTGTGAGGCTTTAGAAAATGTAAAGAGCTCTCAGAGTTGGGACGATAACTTGGGTGGCGGTGTAACTATTGTTGGTAATTTTTACCCGCTTGTTAGCTATCACGGCGGAGACGGATGGAATGTCCACTCGCCAAAATTCTTCGGTGGCGGGGATTTCGATGCTGGTATAGAGAATATAAACAACCCATATCATGCAACAGCCCAGTTCGTTGAAAGGCACATGGAGTACTTCGGTCAGCCTATGCTGGACTATAAAGCTGCTATGGCATCCAAGCCATCCGCGCCGATAAACTTATACACTCGCCCGTTCATTGCACCAGAGGACTCAACGGATAAAATCGCTCTGCCGGATGGCGTATACTCTGTAGCCGAGATCAACGGTATTGTTATCTTGGGCATAGAGCAAAACGGTAAGCGCAGTTTTGCTTTGCTGGACGAGATTGCCAACAGATTAGAGGAGGTGGAAGATAAACGATTGTTTGAAATTATTGAAGACCAGGCCGCAAAACTTGAAGCACTTGCGATGACCTACCGTATCATCGCTCTTGCCGGTAAAGATGACACCGACGAGACAGATGAGAACGCGTGGTTGATGTAGAGAAAAGCTAACAGACAACAAAAGCCCCTCAAACGAGGGGCTTTTGACTTGCTCTTGTAAATATATCGTGCGATGTTTCACCGACTTATCCCAGCTCGTCGAGCCACCAGGTCACTGAACTCCCCGTGCGGGAAATTTCGCTTAATTTATCTACAGCGGCACGCACAACCACGCCGCAAGCCACAATTCCTGACCGTGCTCATCAGCTACCTGATACCACAAAATATGATAAAATAAAGGTAAGAACGACTTGAGTATCGTTCTTACCAACCAACAATGCTAATAGGAGTAGCATGATGGATGAATATAATTTTACCCCAAAAGAATTAGAAACTGAAGAATGGCGCGATATTGCTGGCTATGAAGGATGTTATCAAGTCAGCAATTTAGGGCGTGTAAAAAGTTTGGCAAGGCAAATTATCATTAATGATTGTGTTACTAATAAAAAAGAGCGCATACTGAAACGTAGGATTCATCATTCAGGATATGTACACACAGGGCTGAGTAAAAACGGGATAGAAAGGAGATGTGTTGTTCATAGGTTAGTGCTCGAATCTTTCTTGGGTAAATGTCCAGACAACATGGAGTGCAATCACAAAAATGGTATACGCTCGGACAATAGGCTATCAAACTTAGAATGGGTAACAAAGAGTCAAAATTCTATTCATTCGTATCGCGTCTTGAATAGACCAAAGAATAACGTAAAGCTGACCCCAGATCAAGTTATTGAAATAAGATCAGCTTATCGTTCTGGAAAAGCTCTACAGAAAGAGCTTGCCGAAGTTTATGGTGTAAACGATTCTACAATCAGCATGATCGTCAACAGAAAACTATGGGCTGACATCCTTACAGAGCCAACCTGCTAACCATAGTTGCTGTCCATGATCATCTGAAACTTCCAGCCACCAACCCCTGTTTGCTGTATCCCACTGTGACTTACCAGTGGTTTTCCACACTTTACCGTAGTACGTAACAGCAATCGGTGTGTTGCCAGAGTCGGTTGCTACAACGCGCACGTTGAGCGAAGACACATTGACCTTGATATAAGCTGGTACAGTGGGCGTAGTCGGGGGTGAGATAGCTACACCAAACTCATTCGCGAAGTCCTGCTTTGAACCCCAGTACCGCTGGTGGTCGATCTTTGCTGATTGAACACCATAGCCTGTTGAGTCGTACACACCATCCTGCCAGAATATCCACGGGAAGTCAGGGACAGACCACTCTTTCGGGCGTATTGGTTCTGGTGCAGTAGTCCAGTGTGCAACGTCCAACTTTGTCCACTTGATGTAGTCAGTCAGCGGCATCTTTGTGTCGAGAAATCCAGGCGACGTATAGGTCATAAAATGCTTCAACCCATCTTTATCAAACCCATATCCAAATGCAGAGCACAGTCTCATGTAATATTTCTGCATCCAGTTGTTCAGGGTGTTCTTGTCGTACCCGCCAGTTTCCTCGAAGTCCACCATCGGGTAGATCACCTGATAATCTGTCGAAAATTCGTCGTATTTCAGTTTCAGATTGCTGGTCTGTTTGTCGTATGACTTTCCTGGCTTGACGTACCCGTACCCGCCGTACGGCAGCTTGTAGTCCACGCACCCCTGCACGTACTCTGGAGCGCGTGGGTCAAAGTAATCGTTGCCGTACAGGTATCTGATCAGCACAAAGCTGGCAAGCTGTGACAGCAGAGAGAAATCACACTCACCCTGCCATGCTGACATATCAACACCGACCACATCCCACTCACGCGCAGCAAGCGTCAGTACGTTGTAGATATTGTATACGCGCCTGATATATGGCAGCTTTGACGGGTCATGCCAGAACGGGCGTGATATCTTACCTAGCTGAGAGACATAATCGCGCTCTTCTGGTGCAAGAGTGGTGACATCTATTTCAAATGCCATGTGATTATCCTTGCGCGTCCGGTGGGATGCCGATCTTTGTCAGCACGTTGCTTGCACGATCAGGTAATTTCTGTGTGTCTTGAATGTGACCGAGTATGCTTGCGCCGTACTTGACCATAACGCCAGCGTACACCGCACCGCCTGTGTACTGAGCAAATATTTCAGTCCAGAAGTTAGCATCTACTCCGAACAGCGTAGGCAAAAACTGGATAAGCTCAGCAGCTACCCATGCCAATCCCCACTTTACGAACGTGAACAGGAACTCCGGCAACTTTTCGAGCTTGAACTCTTTATTCTGTACTGCTACAACGACAGCCAGAATAACATCAATCAGAGCTACTGCGCCCATCAGCGCGAGCATCAGAAGTCTTTCTTGAAGCCACGGTTGAATCATCTCTACGTTCATTTGCATCTCTCCTTTTACTCTTACTCTTACACGGCTTTTTCATCTTCCTGCGCTTTATCCAGCGCGTTACGCTTATCTTCCCCATTGTACTCCCCATTTCTCTGCTTTGCCAGTTTGTAATCTTGCCTTCCTTTCTTCTTTGAGAAGTACGACAGCACCCATCCTAAACAAAGCCCAGCTGAGTACGTCAGCCATATGACAACGTTGACTGTCTCGACAGCTAAAGGCGCGCTGTGCGATACCCTCTGGAACAGATCATAGCGTACGATCTCTTGGACAACAAAATACATACAAATGACAAACAGCCAAGTCCTGATTTTTCTGCCGTCTTCGTCTAAGAGAAAACCTATAGCCATAGCAGCAGCGAACATCCACCCTAATGTGCTGATACCGTGATCGTTGAACACTAGTTGGAACATCTGCTCGTTAGTCATCTGTACGCCTCTTCGTAGGCTCTTTGCTGCTGCCTACAAGCGATTTCACTTCTTTTATCTCTGCCAGATTATCCTTCACATCTGATCTTGTCTCATTGATCAGTGCTTTCAGCTCATTCACCGCGCTCGTCAAGTCAATCACTGAGCTGATCAGCTTTTCCATCTTGGTGCTCATCATCCACAGAAGAACACCTGTGACGATAGCAGGATAGCCAAAGTCTTTGAAAAGTGCGATGAAATCCATTATGTAAGTTTCCCCTGGTTGAACAAAAAGCCATTATCAGTCTTTCTTTTCGTCATCTTGTCCAGTTGTTAGATGAATATTCTCAAGCCAGTCACTCAACAGCTTTACAGCAAGCCTGACTTCACCGACAGTCCAGCTACCCTCAAGTTTTGGCAGTTCTGTCTTAGTAATTATAATCTTAGCTATCGGCTGCGATTGTTGCGATGAATCCATTTGAAAACCTCACTTTCAGATCACCATCGGCGGTGTCTACGTAAATAACCGCCATGTTAGCAACCGCGCTGGGTGCAGTTACACCATCTTTTACGGCAACCACACCTGCATATAATCCACCAACACCGCCAGTTTGTTTCGTCGCTCCCAAGGTCAAATCACCAGCTTCGCTGAGTATCGCTTTTGTACCTAAAGACGTTGCGCTGTCACTGACGAGCCTGAAATACCAATCTCCAGGGTAGCTACCAGCACCAGGAGTCCCAGCAACATAGCTCTCAAGTGCTCCGATAAGCCTATAATCTCCATCAATGTATGCGTAGCTCTCAAATCTACCAACTAAATCACCTGAATTTACCGCGTTAGGTGACGCTCTTGTATTGCGACTGAACTGCATCCTAAATCTTGCACCAGTGTTTGCTGCGCTTTGATGTACACTCGCTTTGATAACTGTACTGCCGCCGTCCCGGTATGCTTCAAAAGCTGATGCAACATTATCTATGTTTATCGGCCCTCTAAAGTAGCTCTCTGCGCTTGCAATCTCTTGAGATATTGCTCGTACATTTGTCATACCAGTAGTAGCTTTGCTCGGTATGCGGATAGCGTAAGCGTTTACTACAGAGCCACCACCAGTAACGGTAGGTATATTGGCTTCCAGAGCAGTGAACTGTGTTACAACGCTACCAGCACCATCTACAAAACCACCACCAGTTTCTATACCCTTCCAGTCGGCAAGTGTAAACCCCTTATCGTGGTATAGAGCATTGTAAAATCCACCAAGCTCATCCAGTGTGCTTTCACCAGATACAGTGAATACACGTGCAAACACAGATGCCCATTGAGAGCCACCAGCGTTACTGTACGCATTAGCGTCTACAGTAAGAGCAGCCTCAAGCCCAGACGGAGGAGACACATCTGCATCTATCTCTACCCTACCAGTTATATTTAACTGTCTTTCATCACCATTTGCACCAATGTTTACTTCATTACCAGAAATAAGATTGAGGCGCGGGTTTGTCGCCTCCAGCCTACGTATACGCTGTGACATAACTTCGATTGTTTCTACAATATCTCGTATTACGTCAACCATATCACAAGTCCGACTCTATACCAGGCTTTGTTGATTTCCTGCGCTCAAAGACAACCTCAATACTTTCTTCACCAGAGCTTGCATAAGATATATTGATACCAGTTATGCGATACTCCATCAGCGTGTCACGAAATCTTATCTGCACATGGTCGCCTAGAAAGTAGTGTTTTGCATATGACAGGACAGACTGCTGCATTACTTTCGCAGATATCTCATCTTTATACGCCATCTCTTCAAGGGCAGCTTTGCCGTAATCTCTAAGCTGGTAAACAAACTCGTTGTCAGATGCACCTCTGGCGACCTCTATTCTGTTATAGGGAGACGCTGCGATTTGTGTTGTGTTTTCTACAGGCAGCACAGATCGCGTGCTCATGTCGCCGCCACCTAGAACAAACACAACCGTTGCTTCTTGTGACCTGTCATACGTGCGCGACGCATCTTGCAGAGTACCAAGACCGACAGAAAATGTCACAGGCTCAATATCGCCGTCAATGCTGTCTTCTGTACGGTCTGTTCCAATCCAGTTTGTATGTATCTCACAGTGATATACAGTAATGCCTGACGCGTCTATGCTGTGCTGCACAACAAAATCAATATTTGCGAACTCGGCTATCTCTTGTAAGACATCCAGAAGGTTCTCAAACGACTTGCTGCCCCTCCAGTCCACTACGTTGCCATCGCCAAAATCGTACGCATCCGGAGCGTCAACATAAAACTCAGGCATAACTCCATCTGCATCAACTTCGTCTCCTGGCACTTGTCCATATTCAGGGTCGCAGTATCTTCCATTAGCTACTGTGGCGTTTTGCCCACAATTCTCGTCAATATACTCATACACGACCTGATCTGCTGTATCGTCTTTGTCTGCTTTGATCGTTCCAGTGTTATATGCTATCACCCTGCGGGACAATAGATGATTAGGGCAAAATCCCTCCAGCAAGACCGTGCGCTTACCATCACTGGATATAGATGGCGTCATCTTTCTATATAGACCAGCAAACTCTCTATACCACCCAAGCTGAGCCATAGCGTCTGAGCGCCAGAACTCTACAATACCGTCAAGCTCAAACAGCGATATCTTATCTTCGCTTGTAAGGAGAACACCGTTAGCATCTCTCTCGTCAATCAGCTCAAGGCTAAACTGCCCAACGCTGTTTAGCTTGTGCTGGAAAGACAGGCTTACGTAGTTGTCTATTACTGCAAGCTCTGCCCCTTCTGTATCACGGACTAGAACGTAATACTGACCCATTATTCAGGCCCAATTGCTAACCATGCAATATAAGCAGTTTGGTCAACACCTGGATTTGTTTCCCTGTCTGCATAAACATCGAACTGTGATGTTGTCGTATTCCCATCTATGACATGTATGTGCCACAGTGGTGAATTGAATGATCTTTGTAATGTGATAAATACAATCGGCGGATAAGAAAAAGCAACAGGAAACGATATTGTTACAGCATCACTTGTTCCAGGAGTAGCAATCGTTAATGGGAAAACACCACATTGCATCCTAACCGCACCGGGTGTATAGGTCGTTCCACCATAAACATCCCAGTCATCACTGTGACCACCTTTCCTTCTGTACAACTGCGGAACTCTGTTGCCCGCTTTTGTATCGTCTACGGCATCATCTGCTATGTGTTGCGTGTTTGCGAGAGTAGTTGGTATATAGTCTCTAGTATCGGTAAGGCTGGAGATAGTGTTTGTCCCATCGTCAAAGTAGAATGTGCCTATAGAAATCTCCCAGTAAGACGCATCCTGTGTAACAGCAGGCGGCGTTCCAGCTTGCGGGCCGTGTATGGTTGCGCGTATGGTCTGAGCACCCTCATCTGACCTTAGAACAACATTGTAATAACCAGTACCCATACCATTGACATCAGTATCAATGTTTGCACTATTTGAGTACCACCTTCCATTTACAAAGGCTATTCCAGGGGCAACTCTTATCGTTGTACCAGCAGGATTTGAAACCGCGAGTTCGCTACTGTAAGGAGCTGTTGCTTTATGGACAACCCCTTCGTATCGCCTGTCATATGTGAGCAAGTTGACAGCCCAAACAGCGAACTCAAGGTCTGAATAAGGCGCATCAGTCGCGTCACCAACAGAAGTTCCACCCCAAAAACGTGAATTCTCAGTCATCTTATCTCTCCTCTAATTGCCAATGTACCTGTCGTACCAGTACATTGTTATTGCCGTTGTGCCGAAAACAGGGTCAGGTAAAATAATGTTAAATGTGTTTACGCCAGAAGGTGCTTCGGGGTCAGGCGCAATATGAAATGTAGCCAGATCACTATCGTCAGTCAAGTAGCGTATTACACTCCCGCTCACACTGCTAACAATAGACTTGTTGCCAAAATCAAGACCTACTGTCACAGTCTCCCCGTTTACAATCCTTCTCGTATACCGCAAGACCTCTTCAGTCGTCGTGTTCTCGATATAAAAACCAGTAGTCGGGCCTTGTATCACAAATCTTGGATAAGATAACCACGAGCCGAGGTATGTTATATCTGTATTTGTGTTGACTGCTTGATCACCAAACCTGATTGGGAATGTTATTTCAAACTCAAGCTCACTGTCTAGCGCAAGAGTCCAGACCTGTGACTTTTCAACGGGGTCATAAAGAATTGGGTCGTGAGCAATAAATCTCAGTGTCTCTGTAAATGCCCATTCGTCCCATCTTGATGGGTCTCTTGCAACAAACTCCGGCCCTTGCTCGATTACAACATCAAGGTCTCGCATCGAGCCATCTTTGAATATTTTGCGTAGCTTACCATGTTGTAACAGTGGCGGGTACGATCTTCCGTAATAGTTAGCCCTGTTAGGTCGAATAACATTTAGTAAAGCAGACCTGTTCGCCCAGTATTCTTCACGGCTGCACCCGTTCCTGCGATGGACAAGCTGTATCACACGCGGGTTAAGGCGAAAGTCTATCGCAGTCTCACCATGCTGTATTGGGCTTCTCTGTGTTATATACGATATTGGCGGCATACCGAACCCAGTTTCGCTGATCAGAAACTTATCGTCAGTTTCAAATCTGTACACTTCTCCATCTGGAGAGATATATTGAGTAAATTCGTATAGCTGTACCATTACCGCCTCGCTGCCGAAAGTGCTGCCGTCACGTCGTAGTACACGCTTGCCTCTGACTGCATGTTGGCGTAGCTAGGATTGACTTCAACATTCGTGATGTACGTATTGCCGCCCTGCGACATCATTGGCGGCGCAAGTATTCTCTCCGTCAGCCAGTTCGGGAGAACAAGCCCTGTTTGTGCCGGTATAAACAGCTCACGTCCTTTCTCTCCAACGATGTTCCTTGTGCCTTTGAACGCAATACCGCCATGCTGGAAGTTTCCGCCGTCCGTGTTTTCCGTTCCCTTTGCACCTTTTATTTTGAGTATCCAGTTCCAAGCTGTTTCCAATTTTGATATGAGCGCGTCGAGCACATTGTTTATAAATGACATTATTGCCGTAGCAAGCGTGCCTTTGAGACCAAAGAACGTGGCTAGACCATCCATAGCGGTCTTTACCTTTGCCACAATACCATCGGGATCGTTGAACACGCCATTTACATAAGTCTTGAACCCCTCGAACCTGGTTTCCCATTCTGTCTTTATGTTGCCAAGACCTGTCTCAAATTCTGTTAGAGAGTCAGTCATAAATGTGGTGAAACTTCCCACCATTTGCCCGAGCCATGTGTTGTCGAACCACGTCTGGAGGTCTTCCAGAGTAGTTCTCATTACCGTGTCGATTGCCTCCATCATTTCAGGCACAATAGACTTATCGACAAGAAGCAGCTTTAGAATAGTCCAGCCAAGCAAAGTGCTATTCCAAAATCCTTGCAAGATGTTAGGTATAAGACCAGTGCCTTCCGCAAAATATTCGGTGAATTTTTTGTGTATCGTATCAAGAGTGCCAACAACCGGCCCCTCTTCGGCTACTAGAACAGACCACTCTTCAAATGCATCAATAATTGAAATGATGGCATCGGCTATCTTAGTCCAGTCTGTATCGGCTATTGTCTGAGCTATTTTTACAAGAGCATCCGCAAAAGAATCCCAGTCAAAATCGCTGAAGGCTTTTGCTATTTTATCTACCGCCTCGGAAAATTTAGAGGCTGGCGTCTCTGCTTCCGCAAACAAATTTCCAGCAGGGCCGATTACGGACGAGAACGGCACTTCCGTGCTGATGCCAAATAACGCATTATAGAGACCAGTCATAGACTCGTTTAGCAGAGATAGAGCGCCACCCTCGCCAGTCAGAGGATCAAGAGCTCCAGACATACCTTCGAGCCCCTTGATAAAGTTATCAACTGATATCCTCATTTTAGAGATCAGTAGCTTGCTCTTGCCTGTAACTGTCTCGAGCGTATCGCCGAAATCGCCAAAGGCCTCGCTCAAGTCCTCTATAGCGCCAGCTCCACCACTAGCACTTGCCTCAGCCAACTTTTTGAGCAAGTTGATCTGATCCTGTATCAACTCGTTCTGTTTTATCTGCTCATCGATAATCGCTTTCGTGAGGTCAAGGCGTTCTTGCGCGGCGTCCAGCTCGTTTTGTGCAGCCTGCTCGGCAGCCTCAGCCGCGTCCTGGCGTAACTGAGCTGCATCCCTTTCGGCCTCCAAGGCTGTAATGCGCGCCTCGATTGCGTCTACTGCGGCATCGCGCTCGTCCTCTACCGTGCGTATCTGCTGTTTGAGACCAATCGACCGCTTCTCCATTTCAAGGCGCTCTTTCTCTGCGTCTGTCAGGAGTCCAGTGCCTATCGCGGCATTGATCTCGTTCAGCCTTAGCTGCTCATCATATTCCTCTGTAACTTGCCGTAGCTGGTTGTTGAGGTCTTTTAGTATGCTGTCATATTTCTCGTTGACAGCATTGAGCTCATCCTGTGATATCTTTATGCGCTTGTTAACAGACTCGACAATACTCTGTGCATCAGCCACGTCCTTGGCTGCATCAGCGACTTTCTTCTCTAAGGCAGCTACGTCAAACAGAGCAATGATATAGTCCTTGAATTCAGATGTCAGGTTTCCAACCTGCCTGACAACCCTCCTTGCGGCCTCTTCTATCGTAGAGAAGCCCTTTCTGACAGCATTTATAGCATTAGCAATGGTCTGCCGCGCACCGAGGATGCGTGGGATGAGATTCACTTCATCCTTACCGCCTATCTTGAACGCTATACTTCTCAGGAAAGACTCAACAGTGTCAGCGATATCAGAGAAGGCACTGATGTCAAACTTTGTCCAGCCTTTGACCCACTCCGAGATCATATTTGCGCCCCATTTATCAATGTTTGGAGCGATCCTGGGCGGGGAAAGACCTTTGAACCAGTAGGTTAGTATCCTTGTAATCGTGTTTATGACCAGAACGATCAGCTTTATTGCTGCTGACATACCTTTTGCGAACGATGCAACAATGTTGTACCCCCATGTCGCGAAGTTCTTGGCAAGCGTCTGGAAATTCGTGCTCAGGTTCGTACTCAGACCTGTTACAAACTGTGCAACACGTTCGATGACTCTACGTATAAATATAGATACAAAAGCGATAGCTCTTGAAAAGCCCATCGCGCCTGGTGTAACGATACCAAAAGCTGTTGCCAGTTTACCTAGCGATGTGGCAAGAGTGTTGACGCCTGCCTCGATCTGCGTGAAAGCCGATAAGAGTGTGCGCCCTATCTGCTCTGCAGCCCTACGGAACTCTGGTCTCAAAAGAAAATCCAGAGCATTAGATAGCTTTTCCGCGATGCGATCCATTACAGGCCCAAGCACGCTCGTGCCTAGAATGATCTGGATAAAGTCACGGAAGTTGTTTGCTACACCCGTAAGCGTACGAGCCATCTTTCCAGCAGCACCAGCAAAGTCCTCTTCAGCCAGCCTGATAAACTCATTGAAGAACGCCTCAACAGGCACTTTGCCTTCAAAAGCCAGCTTCTTGAACTCCTCTGTCGTCTTACCTGTCTGCTGTGCCATCCTATCCAGCATCCTCCAGACAGGTACAAAGCTGTTTGCCAGGTCGCGGAACTCACGACCATTTAGCTTGCCTTGTGCAAGCATCTGCCCGAAGTTGTAGATGATGCGGTACATGTGGTCTTCGGTGAGACCCATGGCAGACGTGAAATCGATCACAGCGCCAGTCAGACGTTTAGCCGTGCCTATGGTGAGACCCATGGCGTTTGCCATTGCTAACGTCTGAGCAATGCCTTGCGCTGTAAACGGTGTCCTGACCGCTATGTTTTTGATCCACGTTTCCAAGGCTTCGGCGCGATCTGTTGCCAGCTTGAAAGCATCCGACATCGGTATCAGGGTTTCTTGTGCGATATCACGGGCTGATAACGCCTCAAGCTGTATCCTTAGCCTCTGAAAGAAACCGATTGCATCCCCCAGCTCTGAGACCATGTTGTTGATCCCAGATGATATATTGCGGAACAAGTCAAAAATGCCAAATCCAAGAGCTGTCGAGAACGCCCTCGAAAAGAAATTGATTATGCCACGGGCTGCGCTCTTTACGACACCGATCAGCTTATTGATGATACCTATACCGAAACTGATAATGGAACTGAACGCACGCCACGCAATAGTAGCTGCGCCCAATGCGATTGTTATACCAGCTACCGCAACACCAAGAACTGCAAATACTGTGCTTGCTGTTTTTGCAGATGCCGCTCCAGCACCCATCGCTGCGGTATTAGCGTTCTGTGCAGCAGTTGCCGCCTCTTGAGCTGCCGTAAGGCTCTCTTGTGCGTTTGTTGTCGTCAGTAAAGCTGATTTGTACTGGTTATCGTAGATACCAACCAGACGATCAAGTGATATTAGCTTATCCGCGTTAACCTTTGCGCCTTTACTTAGCTCTTTATTGTAGTTATCTTCTGCAATTTGAAGGCGTTTCAACGCGCTATCTTCAGCGTATTGGGCTTTTATCAGGTTGTTCTGAGCTCGTTCCATACGGCGGTTAGCCGCGGTAACTTGGTCGCCAGTCTTGGTGACTTGTTTTGCAGCGTTCCCCGCCGCCTTATTCATCTGGTCGTAAGCACGGTTGACTTTGCCGAGAGAACTTATAAATCCCCTTACGTTCCCGGCTATGAGCTCAATGCCGCCTCGCTGAAAAGCCATAACGCTACCTCTTAGAACGCGCTTTCATTGCTCGCGACAACGCGTCCTGCTTATGCAGCTCGATGAGGTTATGCATGTTATACCATGCAATTACCCGCGCCTTGAACCACCTCGGGTATGTGCCTTGTTCCCACTCCCAGAGATTGAGGTTCGCAGCGTGAGCGGCCTCCATCTCGCCAAAGCTCTCGCTGTAGCCTATTTGCGGGTCTATCGAATCTTTTACGTGGATTTGTCTGATAGGCAATCCAAACCTAGTCACCTTGAAAGGAGTTCTCTATGTTAGCGACCTCCTGTGAGGAAATCCCCGAAAGTTCGCTGACTTTATTGACAGTGGCGTTATCTACAGCCACAAACCTCTTGTATAGAAACTCGAGGTCAAGCGGGTCATCGAGATCGTATCCACTCAGAGAGAGCATATTACGCCGTTCCATGAATTTCAACTTCTGCAACCATTTGTCATTCTCGGGAAGCCCATTCACGAGCTCGACGCCAAACATAACAATCGCATCAAGAGCGGCGATACCACGCCTGCGGTTTGCGTCATCAAGTCCCTGCAGATAGGCGGGATGGTTGTAGTTCTCCTCTTCCCTGTCAGCCTCCTTGTTGTACCACTTGGGTACTTCCGGGTCTTTGATCTCACTTGTGACAGCATCAATCAAAGAAGCTGATACTGGCATCAGGATTGCCTCATCGCCAGTTGCCAGAATCATTTCGATTGCCTCATATTTCACAGAGTTTTTCTTAGCCTGTGAAACAGCAGGACTAGGTTTGGAATTGCCCGTCATCTAAAATCCTTTCTATTACGTAGACAGACCCACTACAGCGTAACCATCTGAACCGTTGTCGGCGAGACCAAAGCCTGCGACAAAGTTGACATTGTTCTTGCAAGGTACAAGAACGTTGATACGATCATTGGCCGGTATCGTTGCACCACTTCTCTCAGGCGAGAGTTTCCAAGAGTACCCGCCGTTGAAACTGCGAAGGATGCGCCCTGCTGGAGTGGATGTAGCGTGTGACAGAAACGCAACCGAGTCCGATGCGAACTCGATATCATACACCACGCCAGACCCAGAGCCAGGAAATGCCTTCTCGTTCCACGAGTCGCCACCATCCAGAGTGTAGTACAGCCGTCCAGCGGACGAGCCAACCCACCACTCTGTCTTGGACTTGACGAACACGCAGTTCAAGCTGACGCCGACGCCGACCGGGTCGGTTGTCGTTCTGGAGAAAGTCGATCCATTCTCTGTATACACTACATCGCCGTTGTCACCGACCGCGACAATCATTTCCTCAGATATGCCATGCACGTCATTCAGTGTTGATGTAGTCACAGTACCGGCATCAAGTTGAGTAACGCCAGCGGTGATGTCTGTGCTTTTGTAGATGTACCCATCGTTACCGACGATGAAAGCTGTGTTCCCGATAACGAAGATAGCCTGCGGTTCGCCAGCACCCACAGCAAAACCCGTCGCTACTTCCGTGAACGTCGGGTCTACCAAATCTTCGAACTCGCTCTTAAGAGCGTAGTGAAGTGTGCCGGTATCTGCCGAGACAACCACGACATAATCGCCAAAGCAGTCGATCCCTGACGGGTCTTCTGCAGCACCGAGCGTATCAATGTCGTGCGCGTACCATGTCGTTCCACCATCCGGCGTGAAAACAACATCAGGTGGTGTAGAAGGAGAACCACCAGCCTGCAGAGAGATAGCATAAATTCTCTGGCAGCCATCGGACTCGTCCTGGCAGTCACCGCATGAGGCACTGTCGCACAGAGCGGCATCGATCAGCTCGTTGGTGATAATTGTCCCGGCTTTCTCGCCGTACGTCATCGGTACGGCCTCGTATATCAGCTTTGCGGAGATTTCAGCGGTCTCATTTACAGCCGCGTTATCGCCGCTTGCCAGTGCTCCGAGGTCTTCCGTGTCATACGAGGTGAGATAAGCGCTCTCCAGAATCAGGACTTTCTCAAAGGTGTTGAAATCAGACGGATCGGTGCATGCGCCAAAGTGAGCCTGAACGTCCACCGCACATCCTTTCGTAGCAAGGCGGAGGAGATCACTGATCAGGCTGATGGCGTAGCGCCCTTCCAAACTGGTAGTAGCCCGCTCAATCGCACCGCGGACTTCACCAATTTCTATGAATTTTCCATACTCGTAAGGGTCTGGATTCTCAATCCGTTCGATATCCCCAAAGCTCTGAGATACACCTGTCATCCGGAGGCAAGACTCGTAAGTAGGTTGGTGATCGCCGCGCGCCCGTCCTTCGATCATAAAGACACGAGAGTGTGCGGTTTTCAATGGAGTACCCATATTGCCCTCCGTAAGTATTACTTGTTCTTGGTGTCGTGGTCGTGCGTGTTGAACATCACGTCCACGTGCCGCTTAACAACGTTACATACATCTTCAAGGCTGCGCGTGTGGTGCAGCATTGTTCTGCTTGTAACGTTGTTTTGCACTAGAATATTATTGATTTCTCTGACTATTCCTTCCCAGTCTACGTCGTGCTCGACATCTGGTACTGTGGTAGGCATACCGAACTCTGCCATTTCATCGCCGTCACCGTCGCG